ATGAAAAAACGCCTACTCCTGTACCTGCCACTATTCTTCTGTGGATGTAACCACGCCCCGCAGCCACCACTTAAAAATTATCACTACAACGTGGTGCAGGAGCAGTTGGATGGGGTGTCGCACCACAACGCTTTCGCCGCCTTGGTGTACGAAACTGACGCGCCAAGTGTGACGGTGCGGGCCATCACCACCTTTCGCGAGTTTCTGCCGGCCGCCAGCGTGCAGGTAAAGGTGAACGGCCATTTTCAGCAGCGTTTAACCTTCGAAAAAGCAACTGCGGAACAGGAATTCGACGTGGCATTGCCCACTGGCACGAAACAGGTGCAGCTGCTCGAGGGGCAACAGGTGCGCATCGGCGAGCACGGCCCGCTCGGCTTTACAACTGTACTAAGTGTACAGGCCCCCAAGGGCTACCGACTGCTGCCTGTTGCGCCGAAACGCAAAGAGTCGGGGCTTTATGTTTTCGGTGACTCACGCGCCCAGGGAGGGGGGTATCTTAAAAGCTCGCTCTATGCTTGGCCCGTGCAACTACGGGCGCAGCTTCCTGCTACTGACGTGCTAGTCGGTGGTTACTGCTCCATGCAACTTGGTGCCCACATCGGCACGGCCGCCGGGCGGGACAGCCTGACCAAGGAGATACAAACGGCCCTTTCGCCTTATAATGGTCAGGCGCTTTGGGTGGAGGCAGGAATTAACGACTATGCCTACGCCACGTTTACCCCGGCTCAACTAACTGCCTTCTATAAGCAGTGGCTGCCGCAACTGCATAAAGCTTTGCCGAACCTGGTAGTTCACCTCCAAACCGACACGCCCAAGAAAGACGAAGCCCCTAATAAACTCGGGTTTACGCTTGCGCAGTATCGGCAGGGGGAGGCCGCTGGCGGTGCAGGGCTGAACTATGTTCAAATCGAAGACGGTTTACAACTTGCCAGCCTCACCGATATACCTGACGGGACTCACCTAAGTATCGAAGGTGATAACAAGATGATAGTCAAAGTAAAATCTGCAATAAACAGCAGGTAAGTATGCCGCTCGCACTGCTCATACCTGGCCTCTCCCTGTTCTTGCATAGAAGAAAAGGACAAGGGCTTTTGTTTCTTTTGTTGCAGCCGACACTAGTAGGCTGGGCTTTAGGTGCAATCGTCGCCGTGCGCAACCTGAAGCGGCAACGAACTAGGCGCAGGATACGACTAAAAAGGTCTCGCTAAAAAGTAGAGCGCAAAGAAAGAGCCCCGCGCCCACTGGCCGGGGCTCTTTTTACTGAACGTGAGCGCGCTACGTAATCTGCGCAAAAAGGAACGCGAAACCGCTTAAACAAAAGACAAATACCACACAAAAGGCGGTTTGCTAGCGGGAAATTCGTACATGAATTCCGCTGCCGAAATCCGGGAAGAGCAGGCAATGGCCTGCCTTGAAGCCGCCGCCACCTATCGCGAGCCCTTGCTGGCGCTGGCTACCTGCCTGGCGGGCAGTCAGCAGGAAGGCATGGAGCTCTATCAGCAGGCGTGCCTCCAGTGTCACGATGCCATTCAGGCGGGCGGGTTTCAGGGGGATGGCTACACGTTCTACCTACGCCGCGCCATTAAGAACCTGCACTACGCCGCTACCCGCGCCCAGGCCAAGCGCGTGACCCTGCCCCCGGCTGAGTATGTACTGCCCGAGGAGCTGCCGGAGGGGTGGGAGCCGGACGCGCAGGAGCGATTCCACCGCCAGCAGTTTCTCGCCGCCCAGCCCGAGCCCGAATACTCGGCCTTGGCTGAAACCGTGATGGCCGAGGCGCGGGCGCGCTTTCCGTTCGCCGACCGCATTGCCCTGCACCTGAGCCTCTCGGGCATGAGCTGCCAGCAGATTGCCGAGCACATTGGCATGAAAGACCAATCGTGGGTATGGCGGCGACTGAATAAGATGAAGGCCGAATTGCGGCGCGTGTTTCAGCCCGCGTTCGACGCGCTGGGCGAGTAGGCCGCAGAATCGACAGAATTTAAAAAGCCCAGCGGCGGATGCGGCTGGGCTTTGGGCCACTTACGGCGGGCCTCCTGCGTGAGCGGTAGAGCTGCTGCATGGCTACGTCTCACCTTGCGGAACCGTGACGTGGCCGAATATAGAAAAGCCCCGCCAGAAACTAGCGGGGCTTTCCGTGCTTTTCTCCCATCTTCTACATTTTCAGCCAGGGCAGTTTCGGCCGCAGCCACTCCCAGGCCGCGATACTGACCGCGCCCACGAGCGCGAACACCCACCACGGCACGCTACCCTTCTGCTGGCTGGCTGTAACCGGTGAGCCTGGCCCGGTGCTCACGGCCTGCGCCCCCTGGCCGGTTTTGTCGGCGCCCTTCACCGTGGGCGTGGCCACGTTGCCGGTGCCCGCTTGTACTACGATGCTGACCGGGCCTTTAAACTTGCCCGTGAGCGCCAGCGGCGCGGTGGTGCCGCTGCTGTCGGTGGCCTGGGTGAAGAGTTGCGTGGGCGTGGTGAGCGTAGCCTGCTCGGTGGCGCAGCTGGCCAGCAGCAGGGCGGCGGCAAAAACGAGGTTTTTCATTTGGTCCTGAGTAGTGCCTGGCGGCGGGCGGCGGTGGCTAACGAGTCGAGGTGATGCTGCGCGGGCCGGCGCGGCAGCCGGGCGGGCAGGTAAGCAGGGCCGGCGGGGCAGCGCCAGGCCTGGGGCCGGGGGCGGCGCTGAGCCGGGGCGCGGATAGCCAGCAGCAGGGCCAGCAGTAAAAGCGTTTTCACAGCAGCGCAGGTTAAGACTGTTTCACGGCTCCGCCCGCGCTGGCCTGCACCGTGATGCGGCGCACGTTGGCCGGCTGGGCTACTTTCCAGGCGCAGCGGCGCACATGGCTGAAGACGTTTTTCGGAAACCACGCGATGCACACCGCATCGCCCTGGTTGCCGCCCAGGCAGGCGTAGTGCGTGGCGTTCTCGCCCACGTAGAGGCAGACGTGCCCGCCACCCACGCGAGATTTTACGAGCACGTCGCCGAGCATCGCCACCCCGCCGGGCGCGGGGCTGCCAAACGTGGCCCAACTCAGCGCCCGCAGCGGGTCGCGGGGCAGGGTAAAGCCGGCGGCCTTGGCCCAGGCCGCCATCGCCAGCGCGCACCACGGCGTAGCGTCAGAGGGGTAGTAGGATTCGGCACCGACGTAGCGGGCCATTTCCATAATGCGCGGGTGACTGGCCAGGCCGGGCACCTCCTTTACGCCGTAATCGGCCACGGCATTTACTAAAATCTTGGGGCCAGCCTCGGCCCCTACGTACTGAAATAAAGCGGGTAAATTCATTCTACAGAGGGTTTATCTTGTTCGGTCGGGTCAACTTTGGGCTTAGGAGCGAAGCGTGAGGCCGCCACCTTGGCCACGCCCAGGCCCAGCAGGGTGCCGGCGAAAAAGAGGTTGGCGTCGATGACGGCGGGCTCCAGGCGGCCGGCCGCCTCCATGCAGAGGGTGAAGAGCACCACCACCCAGGCCAGGGTGAGCCGGGTGCTGGGAGTGCCCTCGCTTTCAAAAAGCTGGGCCACCCAGCGCGGGGTGATGGCGGCGCGCAGCCAGTACCACACGAGGCCCACGAAAGAGCCCCAGGCCAGAAAGGGCAGCACCTGCACAAAAGCGGGGTAGGTTGGCATGGCTTACTTGTTTTTGTGGCTGCTCATAAACTCGTCATGCATGGCGGCGCGCTGCTCCAGCGAGTTGAGGCGCTGGTCGAACTCCTTGTGCGTGGCTGCCGCTTCGGCGCGGGCGGCTTCGAGGTTGGTCACGCGCTGGGTGAGGTATTGGCGCTCCAGCGTTTCGAGCTTTACCGTGGTGCTGAGCTCGGTAATGGCCTTGTTGGTTTCCTCGATTTTGGAGGTGTAGCCGCTAATCTGATTGGTGAGCACCACGTTGAGCACCGCCAGCAGCGCCGGAAAGGCCCAGGTCTTTACCCGGTCAATGGTGGTGCTGTCGGTGTCGGTCGGCATGGGTCTAATCGAGGGAAATGCCCCCGCAGTAGTCAATCGGCTGGCGACCGCTCGGCAGGGGCTGTATAGACCTATAAGCCGCGTAGTCGTTTTTCTTGCTTTCGAGCCAGCTAACTAGCTCATCTCCGCGCCAAATCGCCTTCGCCCGGTGCGACTGCCACACCTGGCCCAGCAGCGCCGCATCGGCCTGGGTGGTGCCGTTGGCGTTGCCGGTTTTCACATTCACGCCCGCCTCTTCGACGTGCACGAGCAGCGCCGGCCAGGCTTCGACGAGCGCCCACTGCGCCAGGCACGGCTTCACCGCATTCCAGAGCGTGAGCAGCGGGCTGGCGTTGGCCGTGCGCCAGGTGTCGAGCGCGGCCTGGTAGGTCGCCGTGGCCTGGGCCTCGGCCGCTGCGCTCAGGCCAGTCGTTACCGGCGGCTCGGGCGCGGTGGCCACGAGCGCCAACAACTCGGTATAGAGGTCGCTGCCCAGCAGCGGGCGCAGGTGCATCTGCTCGGCATCGGGCACGGCCTGGGCCAGCTTCTTATCGCTGGCGTTCTCGGAAACGGTAGTAAGGCGCTTTATGTCAGCGGCCGAAATCAGGTTATTCATCGGGCAGAGCGTAGGGTGGCGTTAGTGCGTTTGCGGGTGGCGCGGGCCGTGCGGTCGTTGGTGCGGAAGCGCTCGCGGTCGGCCTCGCGCCCCCGGCGGGCCTGGGCGCGGGCCTCGCTACGGGCGGCGCGGGCCTCATCGACCTGGGGCTTACTGCCCCGGGGCGCGGCCTCGAACGGCACGCCCCGGGCGATGCCCGCCTCCTCGGGCGTATCGACGTAAGTCTGTAGTTCCTCGCTCCAAAAAGCGGTAATGGTGAGCAGATTGCCCTTGCGGTAGCTGCGCCACTTCTGCCGGCCCTTGTCGTAGTATCTAATTGTCGAGCCCAGCGGCTGGGCGCTGCCCCCGCCGGCCGGGTGCTGGCCGGCGGGCACGTAATTGAGGTTGCGCACGCCCTGCCGAAATCCACTATTGCGGCCAGCGATGCCCCGGCGGCGGTTCTCGTCATTGTCGGCCAGCTTGTAGGCGAAAATCACCGGCACCTGGTTGGCGTAGTACACGAACTGGCTTTCGGAGTAGGCCGCCAGGCGCAGCATTTCGGCCGTATCGCCCCGCGCCACGACCTGCGCGGCTAGCTGCACGGTCAGCATTAGGCGGGGGCGGCCGGGGTGGGCTCGCTGGCGGGGCGTGCCCCGGCGGGCAGGGGTTTGAGGCCAATCTTGGCGCGCAGCTCGTCATCGGTCATGATGAGCTCCATGAGCGTCTCGCTGAAGGTGTACTCTACCGGCAGGCTACCCATGATGTCGAGCCAGGGCGTTTCAGCGGGCTCAGTTTCAAAGCTCACGCCCGCCACGCGGCCGAAAAGCTCCTTAAAAATTTCAAGTAGCACGCCCTGGTCGGGCAGGCAGCGGCTGTTGAAAAAGAGCTTGAACGACTGATACAATTCCTGGCCATTGCCACCCAGTGCCCCGCCGCCCTCGCTGGGCAGGCCCGCCACCATCGGGCTGGTGCACGAGCAGGCCGAGAGAATCGCCTGTTGCGCCAGCGCGGCGTAGGTGTCGTAGGTTTCGGGATTGCCAGCGGGCAGGCTCGTGATTTTGGCCATTTTATCAGCTGCCTCAGCCGAGCCATCGCCCCACATATACATGATTTTCTGCGCCCCCGGGCCGGAAAACTTCTCTGACATCTTATCCTCCAGCACCTTGCGCTGGCTGGCGGCCGAAATCTGGTTGCCGTTTTCGTCCTGGCGGTCCTCTGGCCCCTTGTTAATCTGGATAAGTGTCTGAGCCGAAAAGCCGCTGGCCACGTTCGTAGAGTGGAACGTGGCCAGGTCGCCCTCCAGCTGAATGTAGGGCAGCGCGGCCTCGTAATCGAGGTCGGGATAATATTCCTTACCTGCCCCTTCCTCGGCATAGTAGAAAAGCTGTACGGGCTCCAGCAGATTGCCGGGCAGGCCCGCGGCGGCCTGTTCGGGGGTAGGGGAGAGGCGCAGCTGGGCGCGCTCGGGGTTGTAGGCCGGAATCTGCTGCGGGCGGTACTTGCTCTGCTGGCTCCAATCACGGCAGAGCCAGTAGGTTTCGACCTCATCATCGGCGTTCATCGGCGAGCAGGCCACTGTCTCAAAGGGCTGGTGGTAGAGCTCGGCAATGTGCCGCCCGTCCGAGGCCCAGATAACCTGCATCGCCACGCCCCGCAGCGGGGTGTAGTCCTTCACCACCCGCTTGAGCAATTTATCACCCGTGCGGTGCCGGCCCCCGTGGGCTACTTTTTTAAGAAACGTAGCCAGTGCGGGCAGCGCCTGCTCGTCAACGCGAAACCCATCGCCCGAGACGAGCGAGGCGATACGCCCAAACAATGCGCCGGCCGTGGGGCTACGGCGAATCAGGGCCAGCAGCTTGGGCATAAAGCTGTGCTGCTCACCCAGCAGTACCCACTTATTACCCCGCTGCGCCTTGGCCGTGGGCACGGTAAGCAGGTTCAACTCTACCTGCACGCTGCTCAAGCTAAGGGCGACGGGTTTTGAGGTGGCGGTGGTGGGCTGCATCTTAGGCGAGGGTAAAGGGTAAGGTATGGTTGCTACCGCCGCCAGAGCCGGGCTTGAAGCCGTAATCGACGATAGTAACGGGGCCTTCGAGCGCGACCTGGCGGGCGGCCTCGGCTGCGCGGCCGGCGAGCTGCCAGCTGGTGAGCGTTTCGCCGCCGCTGGCCCCGCTCTTAGTCGCGTAGCCGGGCAGGCGCAGGCGGCCATCCTGGCCAAAGAGCCACCACTGGCCCCGCATATCCTGCACGAGCGCCAGCAGGGGCAGCCCGGCGAAGTTTTGCAGGCCGGCGCGGAACGCTACAAGCAGGCCAGCCAGGGCCAGGCCGATACTTTGCTGGTAGCCCTCGCCGTTTTTGTCGAGGCTGTAGACCTCCGAAAATTCGCAGGCCCCGGGAGCCTGCTGGCAATCCACCGGCCACCACACGGCGGCCGGGTCGAGCTCGGTAATGATGTCGCGCTGGGCCGAGGCGTAGACGTAGCTAGCCCCCACTGCGTAGGGGCCAACAAGACAGGCCCGAAGGCCCGCCGGGGCGTACTGCGCGGCGGGGGCTAGTAGATTCACGGGTTACTGGCTTAGGCGGTTACGCGCCCAGCCAGGGCCAAAAATTCCGCCTCGGTGATGATGGTGGCCTTTTGGGTTTCCCCGCCGCTGAGCACCATATCGAAGCCGTTGAAATCTTCGGTAGTAGCCCCCGCGCCCGAGTCGTTTTTCTCCGACGTGAGGCCGTTTTGCAGGCCAATCACCACGTACTCATTGGTGAAGGTTTTGAGGGCAAACGAGGTGCGGCCCAGGTCGAACACCTTGGCCACGTCGTTCAAATCCTGCGTACGGCCCGCCAGCTTCAGGCCCAGCATGTGCTTGGGATAGCGGTTGGTGTTCAGTACGGTGTTATCGGAATACATGCACGTGTTTTCCTCAAACTCCATCCGGAACACGTCCGCGCCGGGGGCCAGCGTGAAGGCTTTGGTGGCAGGGTCTACCGACGCCTGGGGAATGCCGCCCAGCGTTTTGGTATTCCAGGCCAGCAGCGTGGTGACGCCACCCAGCTTGTACTCGCTGGCGCGGCGAATGCTTTTAGTTAGTCCGGGCATACTAGTCGAGCGTGATAGTAGTGAGGGAGTCGAACTCGGGGCCAGCGTACTCGCGGGCGTGGTCCTCGGAAAAACAGGGGCCAGAAGGCAGCATGTAGGCCACTTTGAGGCCGTTGCGGCGCAGCAAGTCCTTGATAACTTCCTCTTCGCTGGGCTGCTGGGCCTCTGTGGTGGCCTGCTCGGCCGGGTCCTGGGTGGTGTTGGCCTCGGCTGCCTCGGCCTTTCCGCGCTTGAGCTGCGCGTTTTCATCGCGCAGGGTATCCCGCTCTTTGCTGACAGCTGCCAGGTCTTTGCTAGCAGCGGCCAGGTCTTTGCGGGCGGCGTCGCGCTCCTTTTTGTAGCCCTCGCTCTTGGTTTGCAGGGCTGCCAGCTGGCTTTCGAGCTTGGTTTCGGCCGCCGACTTGGCCGGGGGCGTGCCGGTGGCTTCCGGCTGGGCCGCGCCCTGCTCAGCAGCCGGGGCGGTAGTGTCTTTGGTTTCTTCCATAAGAAAATAAGTGAGAGGCGTGGCCTGTTGCCGCCAAAGGCCGCTACCCTGGTGGAGTAGCGGCCCGGTCGGCGTGGGGCTGGCCCAGGATTACTTGTAGAAGACCTTCTGCTGCGGCAGCAGTACCGTGGTATCGAGCACGGCCACGGCCTTGCCGAACTTCACATCACCCACGTTATTCACCTGGTCGATAACGAAGCTGCTGGCGTCACTCAGCAGGTCGGTAGCGGCCACGTAGTCAGTGGGAATGCCGGCCGTGCGGTAGTTGATGGGCACAAACTCAATAGTCATACCCAGATATTTTACCTTGGCCGTTTCGATGTCATCACCCGACACCGTGAACTTGTCGCGGTACTGCTGGTCGTCGTTGGCTTGCAGAATCAGTGCGTAATCACCTTCCGGCACGAAGAGCGTAGCCTTGCCAGCGACCTCAGGCGGCAGGGCCGAGTGAATCTTTTTGTACTCGGCCGCGATGTTGCTGGCCGTTACCGTAGTGCCCACAACTTCAATCGGGGCGGCGTCGGCATCGTCTACGGCCGCAATCAGGGCCGAAGCGTACAGGCCCGACACCTGCGTAGTGGGCTGGGCAGCCACCCATGCCTTTTGGCCGGTGGTGACGTTGTTAGAGGCTGCAATCCGGGTTTTGTCGCTCGCCGTCACACCGCCCCAAATAAGCTTCTCGAAATTCTTGCCCAGGCGGGGCTCCACGTAGGCGATAACCGTCTGCTCAAACTTGTTGCTCGTGATGTTGGCCGCGCCCGCGAGCATATCCTCGCTAAAGCGCGAGTTGCGTAAATCATCCATCAGAAACTTGTCGATGGCCATGATTTTCTTGGGGCTGACCGTGCGGTCGCGGAACTTGAGCGAGTTCTGCCCGGTGAGGTTATCGAGGTCAGTTTCCTTGATATCCTCCTGATAGGCTACCCACGGAATATCCCCCGAGAGCGTCGTGATAATCTCCTCGTTTTTGATGTTGGTCAAAAAGCGAATGAGCTGCTTGCCCAGCGTGCGGTTGCCCAGGATAATGAGCGAGATAATATCCTGCGAGTGTTGGCCGCTGAATTTTTTGGGGTTGTAGGTAAACATGAAGTAAGGGAGCCCGCTCACGGGCCTGGTTAGGAAGTGAAGGGACTATTTTGTTTCGCTAGTGGCTTGCAGCTCACGCAGGTGGGCCACCATTGAGAGGCCGAGCTTTTGGGTTTTGCTACCACCTTCCGGCGCGCTGGCGTCTACTTTTTCCGCGTTCAGCCGCAGGCGGCCAGCGGCGGGCATGGTGGTTCTGAGTCGCTCCAGCTCCACGGCTTGCAGCTTCGCGCCGTAGATGGCATCGTAGGTCTGCTTATCAATCTGCCAGATATACTGGTCGGTCGATACCTGGAAGTAGGAGCCATCGGCAGCAGCGTAGTACCCGCTTTCGACGAGCGCGCCGTTGGCATCGCTCAGGCGGCGGCTCACGGCGTTGTAGGTGAGCGGGTCGCCCTCAGCCAATTCGATAGCGTCGAGATTGAGGGCGGTGAGCTTCGGCCCGAGGTCGGCGAGCTTCACGCCGTGCAGCGCGGCCGCCAACTTGGGCGCGGCTGGCGCGGTGGTGGCGTCGTTGGCCGGGGCCAGCTTTTCCACGATGGTGAGAATGCGGGCCACGTCCTGCTCCACCTTGTCGAGGCGCTCGCTGTCGGTGGTAGCGGCGGCACCCTCAGCAGCGGGCGCGGGCTTTTCGCCCTCAGCGCCCGGCTCCTTGGCGGCATCGACCTCGGCCGCAGCCTTCACGCCATCTTTTACCACGAGCGTACCGCCGCCCTCCAACTCATACGAGCCATCGGGCAGCGCCTCGCCGGGCTGGCCATCCTCGCCCACGACGCTCACGGCCCCGGTGGCGTCGTCGATGCTCACCGTGCGGCCATCGGTGAGCTTTTCGAGGCCGAGGGCCAGCTTCTGCTCGCCCGTAAGTTTTGCCCAGGCAGAGCCGAGCTTTTGAAGAAGTGTTGCCATAAAAGAAGGCGCGGCCGGCGCGGCCGACAGCGATAGTTGCTCGGTAGTAAAAAGCCCCTCAATGGAAAAGCCCAGCTTGTTGCCGCTCACGATTTCAGTTTGCCAGTAGGTGGCATCGGGTACGTGTAGGCTCAGCATCCACGTGCCAACCGGCAAATCGGCGAGGCCCAGGGCCAGGGCCTTGTCGCAGGCCGCATCGTGAATCAGCCAGCTCTCCTCTACCACGTTGCCCGTAAGGGCGGTGGCGTGGTCCTCGTTGGTCGAGGTGTGGCGCATCTGGAGCGCGAACTGGCGCTGCGTAGCCGCGATATTTTCGGCGTCGAACGTGATGTAGAAGGGGTTGCCCTCATCATCCAACCGCAGAATCTGCTGGCCCGGGATGAGGGCGGGGCCGGTGAGCACCTGGCGCGAGCCTTCGGCGCTGAGGTGGAAACGCTGCGCCGTGGGCGCGGTGGGCTCCACGGCCGATAGGGCCACCCAGCCGCGCTGAATCGCCGGATTCTTCACGAGCGAGACGGTTTTAACGCCCTGTTTAGCCTGGCTGGCGTCAAGCACCATGCGGTAGCGCGGGGCAGCCGCCAGCACCTCGGGGGTGAGGGCGGGAGCAGCAGCCAGGGCGAGGGAAAGCAGGGCGGGGACGTGAGCGCGCATACACTCAGAAGCACGGCCCTCGTTTTTCTTGCTAATTTCGCTGTGTAATTTTTGCCAGCTCGCTATGAAACTGCTTTTTACTTTGTTGCTTAGCCTTATTTTGCTAACTGTGCGCGCTCAGGGGCTGCCTAATGGGTACGCGGGGCTTCCAAAGGATTCTGCAACTCAAAAGGTCGCTTATTCTGGTGTCGTACAAGTTGCTGCAAGTAAAGCCGAGCTATTTAGCAGGGCACAAGAGTGGGCTGCTCGTTCCTTTCTAGACAGTAAAAATGCCAGTCGCATAGCTGACAAGGACGCTGGAACAGTGCTCTATCGCGGCAGTATTTCAACAACAAAGCCTGGGGCGATTATTGACAATGGCACCACTTTGGGCTTCACACTAGCTATCTACGTGAAAGATGGGCGATACAAGTATTTAATAGACGAGTTTACCGATAAGCCTCATTTGCCTGAAAATTCACTACTAACGCCGGTGGAAAGGTGGGAGAAATATGCCGGCAGAAGCTGGGCAATAAATCGTGCTAACGAGCTTAATGACAAAGTAAAATACATGGTAGAGAGCTTGCGGGAAGCAATGGAAAAGCCAGCCCCGAAGGGCTGGTAATTTATAGAGTGGCGAATCCTTGCGCCTGCTGGGCCTTGCCCTTTTCTTCCTCAATTTTCAGCGCCTCCTCGGGACCGATGCGCAGGTTTGCCGGGCCAAAATCAGCAATCTGTTGGTTGCTCGCGGCCAGCTTGTCGAGGCGGTCGAGCATGGCGTAATTGGTGTTGACGAGCTCGCTCAGGTCCGCCGCCGCGACCACCACCTGCCCCGGCCCCGCTACTGCGCCACGCTGCCCGAGCACGCCGCCCGCCGCGTAGGCTCCGCCCGGCGGGGGCAGCACCTGTACCCCGGCAATCTCGGCAAAATCGGCGGCGGTGAGCCGACGCTTACGGCCCTTGGTGCGGATGAGCTCCAGCGCTGGCCCATTGTTGGCCGTGGCGTCAACCGGCGTAATAGCCTCGCCACCCTCTACGCGGTACTTGCCACCCTGCACAGGCACGTCGTTGCCGCTGGCGTGGCTGCCGCCTTCGATAATGCCACCATCACCCAACGACTTGCCCAGCGCCCTGGCTTGTGCCAATGCAGTACCCACTACCGCAAGTCCTGTCACCACTGCTATGAGCGCAGCGGGAAAAGGCTGAACCTGAGTAGCACCAGTAATTATATTTACAGCTGCCTCCACGGATTTCGCCCCCGTGGCCACGGTCGAGGCCAGGCCAGCCGCCAGCGTGAGCTGCGTAGTTTCCTTGGTGAGTTTTTGCTTTTCCCGCTCGGCCTCGGCCTCGGCCCGCGCCGCCCGCGCCTTCACCGACGCCAGCCGCTCCTCCTCTGCCCGCTGGCGTTGCAATTTCTCAATTAGGTACTCGCGCCGCGCCCCGCTGGCCTGCTCCAGCTGGCCCGCCGTGGCGTCGGCTGCGGCCTGGGCTGCCGACAGCTGCTCGCTCACGAGTTGGAGCTGGGCCTGGGTCTCGCTCAAGCGCTGGTCCACCTCCGCCGTGGCAATGCTCATCAGGTTGTTGATAAGGTTGCCGGCCTGGGCCACAAAGTCATTGATGCGCTTTTTAGCGTCCTGGGCCTGCTCATCGGTGAGCCCGAACAACTTAATAAGCAGCCGCCCGCCCACATCTTCCTGCGCCGCCAGCCGCATGGCCTTGAGTTGCAGGTCGGCCGCCAGTTCGTCGGCAATCCGTTTGGTGATGCGCGCCCCGGCGGCCTGGGCCTGGTTGAGCGTATCCTGGTGCTGCTGCTCGCGGCGCTCGGCACTGGCCAGGATGGCCTCGCGGGCCTTGGCCAGTAGTGCGCCCTGGGCCTGAATGGCGGCGATGCGCTTCTGGCCGGCCAGCTGCTCGGCTTCGATGCGCAGCGTCGCCAGCTCGGACTCGGCCGCCACCACAGCCGCACCATCAACGAGCGCCTGACTGCGCAGGGTTTTTAGGTTCTGGGCTGCTATCTGCTGTTTCTGCGCATTCACGCGCTGGGCCAGGGCGATTTCCTCCTGGGCCTGGCTTTGAATGAGCGTAAGCCCGTCCCGGCCCCGGGCTTGCAAGCGGGCCAGCTCGGCATTCAGCGTAGCGGCTTGCAGCGCGGCGCGGCGCTCAGCCAACTCCTTAGCCCGGGCCAGCAGCAGCACCTGTAGCTCATTGTCGAGCGCCAGGCGCTGGGCTTGGCTCACGTACTCGCCCTCCTTCTCAGCTTGGTTGAGGTCGGCAATCTGCTGTTTTTTGGCCGCCAACTGCTGCTTGAAGCTATCGGCCCCCCGCGCCGCCTCGGCTGCGGCCAGGCCATTGAGAAATACGAGGCGGCTGGCCTGTTCATCGTCCTGCGCCCGCTTCTGCAACTGAATGCGCAGTACGGTATAATCGCGCAGGGCCTCCAATGCCTCCTTGCTACCCTTTTTCTGCGCCTCTAAATTTTGCTTGGCGATGGCCACCTCCAGGGCGAGCGTATCCTGGCCCCGGGCTTTGAGCACGTCAACCATGAGCTTATTCTTCGTTACCTCATGGGCCAGCTCCTTGCGGCGGGCCTCGTCAATGACTGCCGCCCGGCCGTTGGTGAAGGCCTGGCCCGCCTTGGTGCCCGCCTCGGCTGCGGTTTTCTGCGCGGCTGAAAAGTCGAGCGTGGTAAGCTGCCAGGCGAATTTGAGAAAGTCCTTCACCACCGACAGCGCCGCGCCCAGGCTGCCCATTACCGTGCCTTTCCACTTGGTAAAGTTGCTCTCCGAACTGCGCACGGTCGTACCAAAGTCCTGCCAGAGCGAGTACAGCGTGCCCAGCAGCACTACCACCAAGCCGATGCCCGTTGCGGCCAACGCCACCCGGGCGGCCCGGCTGCCCGTCGCTGCGGCCTCGCCCATGCCCAGGTAGCCCTTGGCGGCGGCCCAGGATGATTTTACAACGCTGAGCGTCTCCGACGAGAGCGCCCGGCTTACCTGCTCCACGCCATCCATGACAGCCATCAGGCCCAGCAGCTTGTTCTGGTATTCCTCGGCCGCCTCTTTCGAAAGCCCGAAGGTTTGCGCGGCCGTGGTGGCGATGGCAAACGCCCCCACCACCCCATTGGCGAAATCGGCAAACGCGGCCGCTTTCTCTTTCGGGTCAAGTGCATCTATAGCATCTTCTATAGATTTTAATTCTCCTTTTTTCTTGCCCAACGCCAGTAGCGCCGCATCAAATTCGGCCGTGCCCACGGTGGTACGCCGGAAGGCCGCCTCCAACTCTTCGATTTCAGCTTCTAGCGCCGGAATGCTGCCCGGCTTGAGGTCGTCAAGTGCGGACGTGAGCCCGCCCACTTCGCCCTCGGCCCGGTCCACCTGCGCGGCCAACTCCGCCATTTGGGCAATAATCCCTTTGGCTTGGTCGCTGTTGCGGTCCAGGCCATCAAGCGAGGCGTCAAGCTCAGCCAGCTTTTTGCTGGTGTCGGCCAACTGCTGGCGGGCGGCATCGAGTTGAATGTCGATGCGGTACGTTTTGGAAATATTTTGTGCCATGTTACACTACCTCGCGGTCTAAATCAATTTGCGCCAGCGCGCCCTCATCGGCCGCATCCCAGGCCGAAACGGCGGCCACCGTGTACTCCCCGCCGTGCAGGCTCACCCGCCGACCGGCTGCCAGCTGCTGGTAAAGTGCCGGGCTGAGCGGCACCTGCACCCGGGACAGGTGCCCGCGCCCGGCGCGGCGCAGGGTGCCGGCGTAGTAGCGCCCCACCGCGCCGGCTACCCCGTCCCAGGCCAGTACCCCGTCCCAGGCCGAGCGGGCCAGCGGCGCGGTGCCCTGCATGAAAGGAATCGTGCGGGCGGGGTCGGTGCCCAGGTAGCGCAGCAGGCGCGGGGGCTGCGCGCCCACGTCCCAGCTTACCTCGCTGCAATTCTGCTTCAGCACGTCGGCCGTGCTCAGGCAGGGCAGCAGCAGCGCCCCGGCCGGGGCGTAGTAGGTGCGAAAGCCGGCCACGGCAAAGAGGCTGCTCACCGTTTTGGTGGTGTCGCCGGGGCCGATGCGGGCGGTCACGATGTCGGCCGTCTCGGGGACGAGCGGGTCGTTGCTGAGGGCAGCTGGCGTGAACACGTAGGAGCCCACGCCCGCGCCCGCGCTGGGCTGATACTCCACGCTGCGCGGGTCGCAGAGCCCGGAGAGGTCGAGCGGCGGGCCGGCGGCCTGGCTCAGCTCGCGGCGGCCATAGATGGTGGCCACGCGCTGGGCCGGGTCGGCCACGAGAAAGGAATCGGTACGGGCCAGCAGGTCGCGCACCACTTCTTTGCAGGAGAGCGGCGGCAAAAAGTCGGCGGGTTGTACCCGCGTCTTACTCACGCCGTTATCATCCTCATAGTAGACGCAGGCCAGCGCTACCTCTGTGAACTCGGCCACGAACTCGGAGCGGGTCAAGATGTTGTTGCCGGCTCCCGTCAGCAATTTGCGCCGCGCAAACGTGGCGAGCTGCACCGTGTCACCCGCTTCGAGGTAGACCTGCACCGACCCGGTAAACGTGGTGCCGATGGCCAGCCCCTCGCCCCCGGTATCGAGTCGACGGGGCGTAAGTACCCGGTCCTGGCCAGCCACGTAATCGGGCAGGCCCGGCCCGCCGGGGAAAAACTTGGTGCACAGGCCGCCGTCGGCGTCGGTGTAGTCCTGCCCACCGCGCCGCACGACGAGGCCCAGGCCCACGGGCTGAAAATAGGGCTCCATGAGCTGGTAGCCCAGCCCCCGCCGCCAGCTCTGGTGCCCGCCGCTGAGCTTGGCCGCCCACTCAAAGCGGTAGACGCCATTGCGCGGCGCGGTGTAGGCCGCCCGGCCCGCATCCAGCGCCCGGGTGGGGCTCTTGTCGAGCGGGCAGGCCAGGGGCAGAAACATGACTTCGCCATTTTGCTCCTCCCAAAAGCTGCCCCACGAGTTGGCGTAGGGCTCCAGCGGCCCGGCTTCGTAGTAGCTGTAGCAGGTGAAGCTGCCCGCCTGCCGGGCGCGCAGCAGCGTCCCCCAGGGCCAGGCCGCGTTGACATCCGCACCGGCCGAGGTGAGCACCACGGCGCGCCAGAATTCCGAATCCAGCTCGCGGCTACGCAACTCCCAGCCGATGGAGCGGAAAATCTGCCGCAGCACGTTGCCGTAGTACACGCCCGGCGGGTAGTCATCGACCGCCAGCGGGTAGCTCAGGGTGGCTGAGGGGGACGTGGGAACCTCCTCGGTGGTGCCATCGGCGCGAGTGCGCGTCGTGGGCGGGGCAAAGAAATTGCCGTAGGCCACGAGCGGGAATTGCAGGTCGGTGCTCTCGCAATCCGTGGCCAGGATGGCGGGCAGCTGGCTGCCGTCGTAGTCTACGGCCGGAAATACCAAGTCGGTGAGCTTGCTCTCCCCCAGCAGCAGCGCCCACGAGAGGCCGTCGCCAATGAGGGTACCGGTGTAGCCGTTTTTGAGCGAGGTGAGCCGGAACGTACCGGCGAATAACTGCCCACCTACCCACAGTTCGTACGCGTAATCGACGTACGGGCCGAATTTGCCCAGGCCTTGCGGGTGGAGCTTATCTACGCCGAAAATCTGCTGGTTGCGGCGGGTCGCGGGCAGGGTGAGCGGAAAGGAATACTCGCCCACCCGCGCCGCCACGTCGGCCAAAGCGGCGCGGGCCTGCATGAGCTTCACGAGCCCCTTCACGCTGGCCGGCAGGTCGGCCGTTTGGCCGTTTAGTTTGAGGTCGAGCGGGCGCATTAGTTGCTCAGGCCCCGCACAGGGGCCAGGGTAAGGTCAACGGAGAGCGAGTACTCGCCTTTGATGGTGTCGGCTTCGGTGGCCAGATCAGCCAGCAGCACCGGCAGCGGGCCGGTGGGCAGATCCAGCCACGCGGCGGGGCTCGTGCCCAGCTCGCGGCGCAGCCAATTCCAGGCAGGCAGGTCGAGTAGGCCACTGCTCAGCCGGCTGGCGAGGGCCAGCTCGGCCGCGAGCCCCTGCGGGCCGGCCGCGTTGGTGTAGGTGCTGGCCGTGCGCTTGCTGTTCTCGTCCTGATTGCCGAAAAAAAGGACCGTATCAGTGCCGCCCTGGCGGTTGACGAAGGTGAGCGCCTGCCCGCCGGCCACGAACACGAGCGAGGCCAGCAGCGGCCCGGTGGTGCTGGTGGTATCCGACACCCGCAACTCGCCGCTGAGCGCCCCGGCGGGCACGAGCAGCTTATCGCCGCCCTGCGTTACCTGCCCGGTGGCGATGAGGTGGCCGGGCAGCACGTCTACCGTAGCGCGGGCCGTGGCCAGGCGGTAGCGCAGCAGCGTGCGCACGTCAGCAGCGGGCTTGCCCAGCAGGCAGGCGGGCACGAGCCCCCCGGCCTGCACGGCCCACGGCCCCGGGCGGGCGCTGAGCAGGCGCAGGCCCCCGGCCTCGGCCGGCACTTCCATTGCCTCCAGCCCCCACGCTACGGCACTCTCGTACGTAGTGCGCACGCGGCGGCGGCCGGTGGCGTCGGCGTACTCCTCCCCAAAGCGCAGGAAGTACGAGACGAGCCTATCCGGACAGGAGCCATCGGCCTGCGGGTAGGCGTGGCCCGTGCGCCCGCCCAGGGCGCTGGCGATGTCGAAACGGTAGCTGTTATCGGCGCGGTAGGCCATCGGCAGCCGCTGCGCCAGCGTGGCGCTGGCCTTATCGACCGGCCCGCCAAACACGGTGCCGCAGCCGGCCCATACCTCCAGGTAGCACCCCCACTCGGCCCGGCGCTGGCTCCACAGCGCGGGCGCGCCCGCCGTGGTGGCCAGGCTCACCCGGCTGGCGTCGCTGGTGCTGGCCTGCGGCGCGCCGGGCAGGCCTGGCACGGTAGCCGTGAGCGTCACGGTACTGCCAGCCTGGGTAAGCGAGTAGGCCGCCGCCAGGGCAGGCGTAGCCGCCAGCGCCTCGTACAAGCTGGCCGCATCGGTGAAGCGGCCGGGCACGATGAGCGGGCCAGCCGTGAAGAGGTAGCCATCGACGCGCACCTGCACGCCGGCCACCGCCCCCAGGCCGGCCAGCTCGAACGTGGCCGAGGCCAGGGCCGGGGTGGCGTGGGGAATGGCTACGGCGCTGAGCGTCACCCAGAGCGGTACGCCCACCGGGGCCAGCTCGGGCAGCGGGGCCAGGGCCAGGTGAGGCGAGAACACGCAACTGCCGTTGTCCACCGTCGCGGTGGGGTCGTAGTTGTCGGCCTCGGGGTCGGTACACCCGCGCACGGTGGCCGGCGCGATGGTTACCGTAGCCAGCACCGTTTGCACGGGGTTGCTGCTGTCGCCTACCTGCACGTCGTACGCGCCCGGGGCCAGGCCGGGGAAGGTAACGGGCTGCCCGCTGCTGGCCGGCTGGCTCAGGCTCAGCGCCGGGATGGCGGCCGTCAGCGGGGCGTTGCCGCCGCTGGCCTGAATGGTGGCCGTGCCGTCGTGGAGGCCGGCCCCCGTCTCATTGGTGTGGCTTACGCTGTCGAGCTGTAGCGCACCCGGCCCGGGGGTCGGGTTGGGGTAGCCGCACGCCATATTGAACTCCACGCTGCCCGTGTTGCTGGCGTCGTTTTCGTCGGTGAGCGTGAGCCGGTAGCGGCTATCGTAGAGGCCATCGAAGTCACGCTGTAGCCCGGCGCGGGTAATGGTGCTGTCCTCAACTACCTGGCTATCGGCCAGGCGCGTGAGCGTGAGCCGGTAGCTGGTGCCTGGGCCGTTGATGCCGGTCAGGTGCGCATAGCCGGCCCCGCCCGTGCATTCAGAGGATACAGTAAGCGAAAGTGCCATTTACTTGCCCGTTTTAAAAAGAGAAAATTGCTGGTCGAGCTCGCGCGACATGAGGGAAAGCGCCGATTCGTCGAGCAGCTTATCGAGCACCTCGGCCCCGAGCGCCCACGCGGGGTCGATGAAGTGGCGGCCCTTGATACCGTGCCGCCAGATGCTAATTTGAATGGCGTAGGCGATGGAATTGATGGAGTCCGCCCCCGTGAAGCGTCCGCTTTTAGACCTGTTGAGGCCGCGCTGGCGCACGAATTTGATGAGCGCGGCAATCGGCACTTTCTTGCCCCCAGGCTTGCGGCCCGTGTCGAGCCATTGCAGGTAATCCTGCGCCACGATGGTAAGTCCGAGGTTACCGAAGCGCCCGCCCTTACCGCGCTGCTGGGCCACCTGCGCGGCCCCGGCGCTCAGCAGTTGCTTGCGTAGCGCACTGTTGCGCCGCAAGGGGCCGTGCGGCCCCTGCGTGTCGAGAATGCGCACCATTTCAAGGCAAATGGCGCGGCCCACGTCGAGCAGTATATCGCGGAAGGAGGAAGCGGGCATACTCCCAAAAGCCCGCCCCCTCGTTTTCTTGCTAGGAGTAGCAGAGTGCGCTAGTAAAGCGGGCTAGCCAGTATCGTATCCGCGACTACCTGGTGCCCGGCTGGGTTCATGTGCACGCCATCGCTGGAATCGTACGCGGGGTTCAGGTCGGTACTATTCGGGGCGGCGGTTGGCGTGTAGGCGTCGATAACGCGGCCGGGATAGGTAGCCAGCAGGTAATCTAAAAAATCCTTCTTGTTCGAGCCCACCCGGGCAATGGGCGAGATGAGCACAAGCGGGATACCGGCCGCATCGTACTGGTTAACGAGGCTGGCCAGCTGCTGCCGGTACACCGCATCGAAGACATTGTTGGTGCCGAGCATCAGGAAGAGCTTACCCGGCTGGGATGCACTCACTAGTTCGTAGGTGGTGGCCAAGGCGTCCTGCGTCGTATCGCCTGGGCCGCAGTGGGCTTTTAGTCCCGCCTTGGTGGCGAAGCGAGCATTGTAGCTGAGCGCGTGAAAGCCTTTACCCAGGCTGTCCGATTGCAGCCAGCGCCCGCCGCGCTGCATGCTGGAGCCGTAGCGCCAGGCGGTAACCTCGTACCCGCCCTCATAGCTGAAAATGCACGGCTTGAATGTGCCAATGGCGTAGCCCGAGGGGTCGTACGTAATCGGCGCCCGCAGCACGTAGGCCTGGCTTTTGTGGATAACCGTGAACACGAATGCCGTGGGTGTACATTCTAGGCGGCTGGTGTAAGTGTCGCCCTCGGCAAAGTTTGGGATGGTCGGGCCTGGGAGGCTGACCCGGCCGGGCTCATACACGTAGAGGCGACCGAAATCGGGGTCACCGGTCTTGCTAAGCACGTAAAAACTCAACTCAAACCGGCCGGGCGTGAGCGGTTGCAGCTTCAGGCCCCCGCCGAAATTGCTCGGGCTGGTTTGCACCAAGCGCATGGTTACCTCGAATGACCATTCGTCGAACGTGGTAGCGGTAGCCAGGCGGATATACTCATCCGAGCCGCTGGCTTTGACGAGCTTGCCGCCGAGAGCTGCCCAGCCAGCGCTCGTTTCCAGGCCCGAGAGGTCGGGCCAGCTGGTGCGGTTGTAGAGGTCGCCGATGGCCCCTACGCCGGGCGTGCCGGCGATAACGAGCGGCTGCGAGCTGGCTGCTATACCGCCCGGGGTTTTGACGCGTAGCGTGCCCGTAGCCTGGCCCGCCGCGAGCACCGCCGTAATCTGCGTGTCGCTATCGACCGTGAAGCTGTCCACGGCAGCCGTGGCCACGGTTACCTCAGTAGCCCCCGTGAAGTAGGAGCCGGTAATCACCACCTGGCCGCCGCGCATGGCGGTGGTAGGGGAGAAGCTGGCGATAGTCGGGGCCGGCGTGTTGGCGGTGAGCTTGTCGAGGAGCCAGGTATTGAGCTCATCCTGGGTAAGGAAGCCGGGGTGGTTGGCTGTCGCGGGGATAGGCGTAAAACCGGCCGCGCCCAGCTTGCCCGTGGTGCCCGCGCCCACATTGACCGCTACCGCCGTTGCCACGTTGCCGAGGGTGAGCGTACCGGCCGCCGCGAAGGCGCGGGGCGCGATGGCCTCCACGGCGACCACCTGCCCGGCCGCGCCGCCATCCCAGGGGCCAGTAAGCGGGTAGAGCCAGCCGGGCACGAGGTCGGCCGTTAGCGGGGCGCGCCGCAGAATGTCCTGCGCCTGGTCGAGGGTGAGCGCCTGTGCGGCGGTGCCGGCCTGCGTGGCCAGCAGGTCGAGCAGCTCGGCATGGTCGCCGATAGCATCGCGGATTTGCTCGACCTCCGTAGCCAGCAGCTGGTCGCCGGTGACCTTGTGCGGGAATGTTAATCTGGCGGCGGTCATATCGAGGCGGTGGGCTCAGGCGCGAACAGGTCGCGGGTAGCGTTGCGGTTGAAGTCCTTCACCACTTTCAGCGTGAGCTCCACCCGCCAGCCGGTGGCCAGCGCCCCGCCGGCCACGCCAGCCAGGGGCAGCTTGTTGACGCTCACGAGTTGCTGCTGCCGCTCGTCACGCAGCTGCTGGGTAAGCTGGTCGGCCCAGGTGTTGGTGAGGGCCAGCAGGTCGGCGGTGGTAGCCGTGCGGGTGTCCTCGTCCTGGGTGAGCACCTGCACGGCCACGGTGAAGGTTTCGACGCCCGTGGGGCGGGCCGTGTCGAATAGCTCAGAGCCGGGGGCGTCACCCTCCACGAGCAGCAGCGGGTACTTGGCCTGCGCGCTGGCATCACCTGTGTAGGTGAGCTCGGAGCGGCCGATTGGCTCAAAGCGCACACCCAGGCCCAGCAGGTAGGGCAGGGCGGTGGCGTAGGTAAGGGGAGCGGGCATACTCCCAAAAGCCTGGCCCCGCATTTTCTTGCTACTGTTTGGCGGCCTGGGCGCGGTGGTACTCTACAAATTCGAGGAGGTCCCCAGCATTTTCCTTGCGCTGCGCAGCCACCGAGACGCCAGCCAGCGCCGCGCCCTCTGCCAGCAGGTGGTAAAAGCCCCAGGCGTCGCCAGCGCCTGCTCCAGGGTCGCCAGTGCCACCTCGGCTTGCCCGCTTAGCGCTGAAACAGTTTGGATGCGCAGCGACACAGGCCCGGTACTGGACAAAAAAAAAGCGAGCGCGGGCCAGGCAGTGGCCACGGGCAGGGTGGCGAAAGCTGCCTGGGCCGCCGCGACCGCCTCAGCGGTCTGGGGCTTGCCCTTGGCGCAGTAGAGCACCGCCAGCAGGCCCGGGGCCGCCGTGAGGGGCTTGCCCTCGGCCTCGCGCAGAAAGTTGGTAAGCGCCTCGAATTGCTCGCCGTTGATTTTGTCGAGGTTGCCGACGTGCCGGTACGTGGTGCCCTGGTGGGTGAAGCTGGCCAGCGGCTCGCCTGCCTCGGGTAACGCCCCACCGAAGAGCCAGGGAGCGGCCCGGGTGATAGCCCCGTAGAGGCTCACGTCGTCGAGCAGCGGCTGGGCGGGCAGGCCCACGAGCGCGGCCGTAGCGCGGATGCGGTTGGGGAAGGTGTCGGCCGTGGCCAGGGTGGCGTATGCCGCGAGCGGCACCTGGCCCCAGGAATCGGGGAGGCGGCCGGTGAGGGTTTCGCCATCGGCGGCGGTGAGGGTGACTATGGGCATTACAGGGGCTCCAGCTTTACGGTGGTGGTGGTAAATGGCATGTCACAGCCATTAAACATGTGGGGGCCGAAAACATGCATTAGCTCCCATAGCTCAGTTCTAAGCTGCCCGCCTTGGGTAATGTGCGCGGTACTGTAAGGGCTAGCGAGCCAAATATTTCGGCCTACCTCTGTGAGCGTGACGGTAGCCCGCTGATTCAAGTTTATGTCCATCTTGTGAAGTGTGAAGTATAAAAAGTTACCATACCGTGCCGCCGCCCTTCTTGAAGTTGTAGCGGGCAATGGCTTGGGTGAGGGTGTCGAGCATGTCATCATGCGCAGCCATCGGGAAGCCGCAGGCCTGTTCAATGAAGGGCGTGTTCCAACTGCCATCAATGAGCACGACGCGGCCGGCCTCAATGAAAGGGGCTGCCGCGTTGACGCGTACCGTCTTGTCACTTGTGGGCGTGGGGGCCTCCACTACATTGAGCTGGGAGATGTTGCGCAGTTCGGCCACCACGTCTTTACCGCTGGCCTTGGGCTCAATGTGCAGCTTGCTCAGCGGGCCGTAGCCCTGGGCCTTCACAAGCTCCATTAGCTTCAACTTGAGCTGAGGCAGCTCCAGCCGCATTTCAGTAGCCAGGCGCACGTACAGCGTTTGGCCCAGGTAGACCGAGGCCAGCAGGGCGCTGGCGTCGTTCTTGGTCTGCTCGGTGTAGGCGGTATCGGCGTCGAACAGCCAGACGGCATGCTTGGCCCCGGCCACTTTTTCGAGGAAGTCGGGCCAGAGCATGGTTCTGAACCACACTTTTTTCAGGATGCCGCCCTCGGCCGGGGTGGGCACCTGGCCAATCTGCCCAGCGTAGCTGTAGGAGCCGAGCGCTACCTTGAGCCCGGCCAGCGCCTCGCGGTTGAGGCGACGCGGGTCGAGCAGGCCATCGACGTAGCGCTCCTTGAGGTGGGCGGGCTTGACGTGCTCGCTCACCTCGCCGGGCAGGCTGATGTGACGCAGGGGCTTACCCGACGCCAGCCAGATGCCGGCGGGGTCGAGCTCGTGCACGCGTTGCATCACCATGATGCGAAACGAGCGGGCCTTGTCGGTGGTGCGGGTCGAGAGCTTGCGCAGGTGGCCGGCTGCCGCCTTGCGGGCTACCTCGCTGCTGGCCTCCTCGGGGTCGATGGGGTCATCGATGATAATGCAATCCCCGTGCATACCGGTAACGCGGCCGTTGGTGCTTGTGCTGAAGCGCTGGCCCATTGCCGTGTTGCGGTAGTTGGTTTTCCCGTCCTGGTCGGCCTTGAAGGTGATGCGGCCAGGCCAGAGGCGCTTAAACTTGTCCGAGCGCAGGCAGTCGCGGCTCTTGAGCGAGTGGCCGACGCTGAGGTCGCCCGCGTAAGAGCTGCTGATAATGCGGAAAAAGGGCTTTTTGAGCCAGAGCCAGGCGGGAAAGAGCTGGGTGAGAATGGTGCTTTTCGACGAGCCGGGGGGCACGTTGAACAGGCCATCGGGCTGCGACTCGCCGCGCTCCCATGCCTCGTACATTTCCTGGGCCTGGTCGCAGATGTATTCGATGTGCCAATTGACGATGAGCGTCACCGACTCTATCGTTTCCCACATCTCCAGCACGAACTCAAAAAACCGTTCCTCGCAGATAGCGGCCAGTAGCTCATCCTCGCTCACCTCGGCCAGCGCCTGCTCCAACTCTAACTCCTCGGCCGCGCTAAGCATTGGTGCCCCCTTCCTGCGCCAGCGCATTGGCCTTGCGCTTGGCGTCGAGTAGGTCCTTCTTTTGCTGGAGCGTTAGCGCAGCGACGAGGGGAGCCTGGGCCACGGGTTCGCCGCCGCTGGTGAGGTCTACCTTGTTGACGAGCATCCCGCGCCACTTGGCCAGGTTGTCAAGGGCGGCGTCCACGTCGCGCAGGGTGAGGCCAGTGCCGTTGCGGCCCTCGGTGATGCCTTTGGCCAGGTCGAGCAGGCCCAGGTCGGCAGCCTTCACGAGGTCTAGGTCCATGCGGTACTTCTTGACCGGCAGGCCGGCGGCCTGGTACGTCGCAGCAGGATTCATTTCCAACTCCACCTCCAAGCGAACAATCTTGTTTCGGAGGCGAGCCTGCTGTAATTCGTGCGAACGCTGCTCCTTTTCAGTCAGTACCTGCCGGTCGGCAACCCGCTGCTCAAAGTCATACTCATATTCCAACTCGGCAATACGCTCAATGAGCGGGCGCGGCACTGTGGTGGGTTCCTCGTACTCCACTTTCGTGTAGAAGTCGCTCAGGTCGGCGCGGGCTACTCTATCCCAACGGGCAGCTATCTCCTCGGCATTCATCCCGGCGAAGCCAAGCACTTCTTGAATCGCCGATTTGATGTCATCATTTGTAAGCAGCCGGTGGGCTTGCTGACGGGCCGAAATCTCGCTGTAGCCGGCCGCCAGGGCCGCTTTTGTGCCGTTGAGCGTGTCGCAGTATGCCAGCACGAACTTGCGCCACTGAGGGCGCAATTTTTCGAGCGCAGCGTTGGCAGTGGTTTTGGGCGTGGGCATACCTACAAAAGCCGGGCGCGGGCTTTTCTTGCTAGGCCGCCTGCCGCCACACGGGCGCACCGTTGGGCGCGCGGCGGGTGATGCCGTGGCGACGGGCCAGTTGGTACACCTTGGGCACACTCACCCCGAAGCGCTCGGCAAAGTGGGCGGGGGGCAGGTTGGCGTAGTGCTGGCGCAGGTAGTGCACCTGGGAGGAGAGGTAGCAGGTATTTTTTGCAGACATAGGCGGGACTCAGGGCAGGGTGGTGATGATGGCAATGGCCTGCTCGGGGGTGTACACGATGTGGTAGGGCGAGCCACGCCAGGTGTCTCGAAACTCAGCCTCGCCGGGGGTGAGCTTGTCCTTCTCGGTGGCCTTGATTTCCATCAGGAAGGTGCGGCCCCGGTAGCCGACGAGGATGTCGAACGCGTTTTTCAGAACGTGGCAGTGCAAAACCGAAGCGCCGATACCGCGCAATGCTCGCACGATATCGGCTTGGTTAGCGTCCACGCGGGAGGCGGTGCGGAGCATTAGGTTCGTTGGCTGGCCAAATCCATTAGCTGGGGCAGGGCGTCGGTGAGCGCATCGCGGAAGTCCTCATTGCTGCGCGCCGCGATAAGCAGCGCCTGCACCAAGTGGTCTGGAGTGCCGCAAATGCGAGCACTACTGTTGGGGGTGTTACGCGGGTCTACTGTGAGCACGAGCGCGGATGGCATTAGGTGGTCGGCGACCTTATCCTCGTGGTCGTCACACCACTCGCTCAACTCTTGGAAGGCTTCGTGTAGGGATGCGATGGCTGGTATCATGTGCTTGGGGTGGCCGGGGCCGGTTGGGGTGAGGGGGTAGAAATACACGAGCAGATGCCGCACTGGCCTTCGCAGTAGGGCGCAGGGGCCGGCTCTTCTGAGCAAGCAGCGCAGAGCCATTCGTTCTGGTCTGGGTCCAGCTTGGTGCCGCAGGCCTGGCAGGTATTGGTAAGGTTGAGGGGGGCCATGAGCTTCATTTAATTGCGGCGGCTAGGGCCAGCCAGGGTAAGAATGTTGCACATTTCGTAGAGGCGGTCCACCGCCGGCGCGTCGTAGAGGTCGGTAAGCGCGGGCATACCTGCCTTGATGGAGTCGGCGGTGGGTTCCAAGGGGTTGTTACTTGTCAAGTGGGTGCCCCACAAGGGTAGCCGGCCGGCCTGCACGGCGTTATAGCGGCTCAGAATCACCTTTTGCAGCGGAATCACCACGTTGCCCATGTGCTGGTGCCGATGGGGCTGTTCCCTGGCCACGTCATCGAAGCAGAGCGTTTGCCCGCCGGCTCCACAGTAGAGCAGCTGCGCATCGCTCACTAGTGATTTCTTCCCGTCGTTGGCCAGCAGGTCTTCCTTAAACTTATCACTCACCTTCTGGGCCGTAACCAAACCGTAGGGCCGGCGCGGGTTCTGGCGAAAGGCTTGCGCCAGAATGGTTTTGCCCACGCCCACCCCACCGAGTACGGCTAGACCTTTGTCGAGCGAGAGCGGGCCAAAGCCCCACGCCTCACCCAGCACCACAAATTCCCGGTCGCCGGCGAAGTAGTAGCACAGTAGTTCGAAAAGGCGGCGGTTGTGCTCGTCGAGTACGAAGTCGAAGGCGGGCAGCCGGCGGTCGGCAACGGCCTGCGCCTGCCGCAAGGCCCAGCTGCGCACGGTTTCGAAGTTCACGCCCACGATGGGGGCGGCCGGCCGGGGGGCGTGCTTGGCCTGGTAGGCGTGGTAGTCGGCCTTGAGGTTGCCCCACTTCAGGCGCTGCCCGGCGGCCAGCGCCGCCGCCATCTCGGCCGGGCTCAGTACTACGTCATCCGCCTTGGCGGGGTAGTAGGGTTCGGGTTCGGTGCTGGTTTCGCGCAGCACGTAGCCCAGCCCGCCTTCAAAGTCGCAGGGTACGAGGTCGCAGTTGAGTAGTTGCCAGGTGTGATGCGCGCGATACAGGTCGCTGTGCTTGGCACGCTTGGCCTTGGCAATAGCCTGGTGCGCTTCGGCGTGCAGCAGCTGCACCTCGTCCGGCGTCTCAGGCGGCGGCAGCGGCGGGCGGCCGGGGAGCTGGGGCGGGGCGGTTGCTGCCGTAGGCGGCGGTGGGCAAGGTTTCGACGCGGCCGGGGCTGCCGGGGCGGGCAGGGCCAGGGCGTCCGCTAGGTTGATTGGTCCGGTGCGGCTCATCGTAGGTGAGGTTTTTCCAGTTGCTGGAAATGGTGTCGAAAATGATTTTGAGGGCTTTGGCTTCGTCCTTGCCGGCCAGCGTGCCGAGCTTGTCGAGGTCGGCCTGCTCGCTGATGTTGCCGCCGAAAGCCTTGCCGATTTCGAAGCGGTAGGCCGCCCAGTTGGCCCAGGCCTGCTGGAATTCGGGGCTTGCGAAGGGCGGCCGCAGCTGCTCGGGCCAGTCGGCAGTGAAGTCCCGGTAGCCAAAGCGTGGGGGGGCGGCCGCAACAGGGGGGGCTTTTTGCGCCAGCTGGGCTTTGAGGCGGGCTACCTCCGCTTCCAGTTCCCCTATTTTTTTTTGCAGCGCCACCCGTTCCCTCGCTGCCAGCGGCTGGTCGTGAGTGGTCGTCTCTTGGTCGTACTGGTCGTCTCCTAATACGCGCGACCCGTTTTGACTATAGTCAGGGTCATTTTTGACTATAGTCACGGGACTGTTTTGACTATAGTCAGGGTCATTTTTGACTATAGTCAAGTTAGGCGCGGTGTCATTTTTGACTATAGTCAAATTGGACGCGGCCGCTAATTGCTGCGCCTCGGTGCCGCCTTGGTAGCAGGCCCTCACCTTGGCCGTTGGCGTCAGGTAGCGGCGGTTGGCCTCGGCCTTCACGACGTTGCTCAGCAGCAGGCCGGCGGCCTCCAGCAGGGCAATCGTGCGGGTAACCGTTTTGAGCGAGATGCCCAGGTCGGTGGCCAGGGTAGCATTCGACACGAAGCAACCGCCCTTCTTGCCGTTTTCGGCCAGCTCACACACCTCAATGAGCACCGTCTTGGCGTTGCTCTTGAGGCAGGTGAGGGTAAGTAAGTGTTGGCGGATGGGCAGGCTCATGAGCAGAAACTAAAAGGGAAATTCGACGGGTGGGTGGTAGCGATTGGCGCGGCGGTAGCGGCGTACTCGCTTGGCTTTGCGCAGGCGGGGGCCGCGGCGATTGGGGCAGGGCGGGCGCTCCAGCGCGGGCGTTTCGTACAAGAGCTTGGTGCCGTGCGGGGCGTAGCAGTGCGGCAGGCGCAAGGCTAGCTTTGTGGGCCAGAACCACCGCTCAAACCACGTTTTGAGGTTCTTTCTCATCGCTATGCTAGCTCAATGAATACTGACCCACCCGACCACGTATTTTCCAACTCAATGGCCTCCTCACTCAGGTGCGTCTCCTCGTCAAACGCCTCGCCTGGTTTGGGGCGGTAGTTGCTCGCCGGCTCCAAGCCTTCGCCGCTTGGGTCGATGTGGTCCTCCTCGAGCACCCAGAGGCCCGTGACCGTACCCTGTGTGCATTCGTTGATGTGGCGGACCTGCTGGCTAAGCTGTTCGGGGGTGAGCGCCTGCAATTGGGTAAGCAGGTCGCTATAGGTAAAGGGGGTGGTTGCAGTAGACATAAAAGGAAGAATTACAGGCGGGTGAAGGAATCAAAACTGATAAGCCGGGCCAGCTCGCGGGCGTCGTTTTGGTGGGGCTGGGCACCGGGCGGGGCATCGTGGGCGTAGAGGCCGAAGCCGTGCGGCGGTCGGGAAGCGATGGTGAAGCGCCGGCCGCAGCGGTCGCGGTACTGGCCGTGTAGCTGGCGCTGCTCGGCGGCGGGCAGCGGCGGGTGGGCGGCGGGGTTCTTAGCCACTGGGCACCTCCTGACTCAGCAGTGCGTGCTGGCGATAAGCCTGCCGTACCGACAGGCCCGTGAGTTCAGGCAGCGGCTTGCGGCTCATGTGCATGGTGTAGCCCGTTTCGGCTTCGAGCTGCACGTATTTTTCGTAGAGGGTTGGATTGTGAATTGCCCCATTGCGTAGGTCGTTGGCGCTGCCCATGATGCAGAAAACACAGCTTAGGCGTTCGTTTCCGAGGCTATAGGCATAGTGAGGGGTTAGCCCCGCTGTAGCTAGTTCCGCGAATACTTCACGAGTGCCAACGTGGTGAATGGGTAGCCACTCGTACCAGGTACGCCCTGCTACCGAGCCGCCCTCATTTTTGCGCCATACCTGCATTTTAGCGCGGCTGTGGCTCTCAGCGGCCCGCAAGCCCATGCACGTTACTATCGTGGTAAAACCGTGCTGCTTTGCGTAGCGCCGCACCTCTCGCTCGATTGGTCCACGCTTCAAATCCGAGGTGCATTGCCGATTGCCGGCCTGTGGAAAGCTCGGGGCGTTGGGGTATTTCTCGAAGCGGTGGGCTACAAGTTCGAGAAAGGTTTTAGCGGCGGCGGCCAAAACGAACGGCGCACCCAGGGCGGCCGCTTGGTCTCGGGCCAATTCTAATGCGCCGGGCCACTCTACCTCACCGAGCGGAGCGTGTACTACCACGAGTTGCGCAGCTGGCACCTGCTGGGCCACGCGGTAGGCCATGAGCTGGCTATCCTTGCCGCCGCTGTGGTTGAGCACGAACAGCGCCCCGGCGGCCACGAGGGCGGGCACATCGGGCGCGGCATCGTGGAAGAAATCGAGTTGGGTGCGCAGGTTCATACCTCCAGCCCTCTCGCTTTTCTAATACAGCATTGATGCAGCTCAGCGACTGCGCCTTTCAGGTCGGGGCCGCCAAAGCCACAGACACCCCGCTCATTCGGAAAATACAGATTCCATATTTTGCCGCCGAGGTGGAAAATGGAGCCAATCCATTCGTCGTGATAGCGCACTGTGAAGTACTCGCCGTTTTCTTCGGCCGAAAACCCAGCCGGCAGTTTTTTGGCTTTGACAGCTGGCTTGCGAGACGGCAGGGTTGCTACTGGCGGCGATACAGTACCGGCCGGCGCAAACAAGGAAAGTAGCTGACTCACGCGGCTACCGCTCCTTCCTGCACCTCGGGCGTGCTGGCCAGCATATCAAACAACGTCGGCACGGTGGCCTTGTATTCGGCCTCGCGGCAGTAGGCCACGCCCGCTTTCCAGTACTCGCGTTTCAACTCCACGCCGTAGCCGCGGCGGCGCAGCGTCACGGCCCGGAAGGGCACCGTCATCAGCCCGCCGAAGGGGTCGAGCACGAGGTCGCCCTCGTTGGAGTAGCGCGTGATGATGCGGTCCACGATGTCGAAGGGCAGCGGGCAGATGTGGTTTTCCACGTTGCGCTTGGCCTGCTCACCGTTGAGCGAGCGCATGTAGTTGACGCCCGTCCACACGTCGGGGTGCGCCGACTGGGGCGGGATGAGGGCAAACGAGGAGGGTAGCCGGCCGGCGTGCTGAATTGATTCACCTATGTGCACGTGCTCGGCGTAGTCGTAAGGCGTGAACAGGTTGCGCTCCTTCCACCACCGGCCGATGCGGTCCATCGAGCGGCTTTGCAGCTCGAACGGGGTCAGCAGACGGTCGCCGCTGCTGCGGTAGAGTGCCCCAGCATCGACCTGCCAGCGGGCCAGCGAGTAATCGGCCTTGTCCTTCACCACCGGCTCGTCGGCGTAACCGTTGTCCTGGCTGCTGGGCATCTTGCGCAGCAGCAGGATATACTCGGGCAGGCCCACGCCCATCTTGCTGCCATCCTTGCACATCTCGGTGTAGCCCAGGCGGTAGGTCTGGTTGTTTTCGCGCACCACGTCGGTCAGCACGGTGATGCGGCCCAGCAGCCGGAAGCCGTGCTTGCGGAACGCGGCGCTCGTTTGGTCGCTGAACGGGTCGAGGGCAATGAAGCTGTCGCCCGTTACGCTACCGTAGCGCACGCGGTCCTTGACGTGGATGGCGGCGATGCGCCCCGGCTTGAGCACGCGGTGCAGCTCGGGGATGAGGTAATCCATCTGGCCGAAAAAGGCGTCGTTATCGGCGTTGTGGCCGAAGTCTTCGTAGGCCGCGCTGTACTCATAGTGGTTGCCGAAGGGGATGCTGGTATGAATCAGCCCCACCGAGTTATCAGCCAGGTGAGCCAGCTCAGCTACGCAGTCGTTATGTACCGCCGTGAAGCGCTCGCCCTGCGCGACCTCGCGCTGCACGCCCATCGAGCGGGTGAGCTTTTCCTTTACTACTTCGTGGCTCAGACCGTACTGGCGAATGATGCCGCGCATCGTGGCCATGAGCTCGGTGTGGCGCGCCCACTTGGCCTCCAGCTCCTTGCGAATCGGCTCCTCGGCCGGGGTGTAGAGAATATGCACCTGCACGGGGTGCGCCTGCTGGAAGCGGTGCGTGCGGTGCACGGCCTGAATGAAGTCCTCGAAACGGTAGTCGATACCCAGGAAGAGATTCAGGTGGCAGTGCCGCTGGAAGTTGCAGCCCGAGCCCGCTATCTCGGGTTTGGTGGCCAGCACTGCGAACTCGCCGTGAGCAAAGCCGACAATTAGCTTCTCGCGTAGCTCAAGCTCTTGGCTGCCATATACTGAGTGAAACCCGCCGGGCGTATCGGCAAAGGCTTTTTCCAGGGCGCGCCGCTCATCCTCTAGGTGGTGCCAGAGTAGCCAGTTATCATCTTCTTGGCTGGCATCTACCAATTCCAAAGCCTTGGCCACGCGGGCGCCGATGCTGCGCTTCTTTTCCCGCGCGGCGGCGGGCAGGTTGCCCCCGGTCGAGTGAAACACCTCGGCCTGGCCCCGGCTATCAACGTGCACCTCGGCTTCGCCCTCGCTCACCAGATGCCAGTGCACTTGCAGCGCCGGCAGGTCGTACCCGGCATCGGAGTAGCCCAGGTCGCTGGGCGTGGTGAGAAACAGCGCCCACGACGAAACCCAGAGCCAGTAATCAGCCTCGTGCTGGGGGTGCAGGGTGAGGTTGCCCGCCTTCTGGCTGTCGCGCTTGAACCACCGCGTCAGCGCCTGCCCGCTGTCCATCACGCCCAAAAACGCGGCGTAGTGGTTCAGTTCGGTGTAGCGGTTGGGCGAGGGTGTAGCTGTGCACACGAAGCGGTAGGGCACCGGGGCCAGCAACTTGGTAAACTGCTGGTGCGTCTCGCTGCCCACCGAGCGCAGTACGCTGCCCTCGTCGAGCGATACGGCCGTGAGGCGGGCCAGGAAACCGGCCGAGAAATGACCATCACGCACCCGTTCGTAATTGGTAATAATGAATCCAGAGCCCACAGCGTAGGCTTCGGCATCATTGCGTACGTAGGTAATAGTGACGCCCAGGCGCGGGCCGTCCTCTTCGGTGAACTGGTGCTTCACGCCCAGCGGGCACACAATGAGCACCATACCGCCGCGCTGCTGCTGACACAGGCGCAGCAGCTCAATTTGGGTATGCGTTTTGCCCAGGCCAAACGAACTGCCGATGAGGGCGCGGCCTTTTTTGGCGGCCCACAGGATGGTGTCGGCCTGGTGGGGCAGGGTGGAGGGGTGCAGGGCGGCGCGGTCGGCGGCGAAACCGAAATCTTCGGCCAGCTTGATTTTGCCCTCCAAAAATTCGCGGTACGCCTTGGTGCGGCGGGCGGGGCGGGTGGCGGCCTTAGTCATGGCTCACGTCTCCTTTCACCGCTTGGTTATCCAACGCTTCCAGCAACTCGTCGGCAATAGCCGAGAGGGGGCGCGGCTCAGGGTCACGGCCGAACAGGCTCAGCTGCTCCCCACCGGCCCCGTATTTACCGCCCAGGTAGGCAATAATCTCCGCCTGCAAGTCGCCCAGGGCGTTGTGCATCTGCTCGAAAAAAGGATAGTCTCCTTCCTCCAATTCCATGTCATCGTCCAGGCCCCAGTGCACCTTCGTCACGGGCGTTTCTACCTTCTGTGCCTTGCCGAAGCAGCGGTAGCGGCTCTTTTTCTCGCCGCTGAGCACGATGCCTTTGCTTTTCCAGGCCACGGCCAGGCAGCGAAAGTTTTCGAGCTCGGGGTGCAGGTACGCCGCGCCCGTTTCAATCGCCTCCGCTAGTTGCAGGCGGGCGGTGGTCGCGTCGGTAGGCAAGCCGAAAATACCGGGGTACAGCTGCTGCTCGGTCAGGCGCTCGGCCAGCAGGCACATGTGCAGTGTGAGGCGGCGCAGGCACTTGAGCAGGTCGGGGTGCGGTTTTTGATTGCGCACCACCGTGAACTCGTCCGTGCAGTCGAAGGTGTAGCGGCTGCCTACAATTTTCAGGTTAGCCTCCTCCGTAATGGCTACCGACTCAAACAGGTAGGTAACGTCGTTTTTACAAGCTGTTTCCAGCTCGGTGTCGGTAGCGTCGAAATGCTCGTTGCCGCCGGTCAGATATGCTTCGCGCATGATAATATTTTAAAAGAAAGGGGCCAGAAAAAGCCCGGCTACCGCCCTAGCCGGGCCTGTGAGGGGTCGCCGTAGCCACGGACGCGGACGCCGGTACACACCCCGGGCGCGGGTCACTCCTCGCGTTGTCAGCCTGTTCTGCCAAAACCCAGCGTACTGCGGTATTTGAGGCTGAGCGCGAGGCGATGGGGGCTAGGCCGCCGCCGGGATTTCGTCGCTATCGGCCTCAGTCAGCTCAGCCTCTGAGCCGTAGGTTTCGATGTCGAGCAGCAACTCGCGGCCCTCGGCCAGCGCCCCGCGCAGGGTTTCCACGCTCACGGTGGCATCTTCCACCAAGGCGCTCAGGCGGTCGGTGTGCTCGCTGCCCACCACGTCGGCGTAGGAGCTGATAAAGTGCTGCAAGTCGCGGCGGGCCTCCGCATCAGGATTGATGCCCTCGCGGTCCTCGATAGCTTGGCGCAGCTTGGCGATGGCGTCGGTAGCGCGCTGCTCATCGAGTCGATTGATGCGCAGCAGCAGCTTGGTTTTTTCCCGCCGCGTGATGAGCGGATGGTTCAGCAGGCGGATAATCTCCTCCTTCTGGCTGGCTGTGGCGTACTGCACAGGCTGGTCGGTGGAGCCGGCCGTCGGCTGCTGGATGAACTCGAATACCAACTCATCGCTCTTGCCGGCTACCTTCATCACGCCTGGGTTTTCGCGGCTGGCCTGCGCGGCGGCTTGGTTGGCGAGGCGTTGCTTGGCAGCGTTTTTGGCGGTTTCCAGCGCCTTCGCCTCGTTTTTGGTGAGCTTGCTCCAAATGCTGGCCACCTCGTCCATCGTGGCGGCGGCTTCTAATTGGCGGGTGTATTTGCCGAGGATTTCAGCCGGAATCTCAGCCGGGCCGGCGATGCTTTGGTCGGACGTAGTAGAGGGAGCCGGGGACGTTGAAGCCGAGGCGGCGGGCGCGTTCCCGGCGGCGGGCTTTGCGGGCGTCTCGTGCACCACGCTGGCGCTGGTGCCCACCTCGCTCATTTCCTCGGCTGGCGTGGGCTCGAAACCGGCCGCTTTCATCACGAAGGAGAAGCGGTTGCGGCCGCCCTTGCCAATGGCGCGGGTTTGGGCCATGCTGGCGATAGCGTACTCGGCCCAGCCGCGCTTTGTGCTTTCGGCGTCTGAGCAGAGGGCGTAGCCGTAGCCAACCTCGCGGCCGTTCTGGTCGAACAGGCGCGCCTCGGCCTCGTAGCAGACCTCCCCGGCGCGGTCGAGGCGCACGGGCTTGGCGCACAATACATCGAGGCCCGCCACGGCAAACAGGAATTGCCAGCCCTCGCACTGCACGTACGAACGGCCCTTGATAGAGCTGGCCAGGTTGTTATCCTTCACGAACTGCGCCAGTTGCGCGGCCGTAGCCAGCAGGGTTTGCGGGTCGCGGGGGTTGAACTCAGCCAGTGAGGCGGGGGCGGCTACAACGGCCGGGGTAGTGGTTTTCTTTGCGGTTGCCATATCTTTGCGCAGTAGTTATTGAGGTATCTGTGAGGGTATCTGTGTATTGCCCGGCCTGCTGCGAACAGGCCGGGCATTCGCGCTTTAGGAGGCAGCCAGCGCCGCCCGCTGGCGGATGTCGGCCAGCGCCGTTTCGTTGTCGGTATAGAAGGAGGGAATGGGCAGTTCGGGGTAGGAGGCCGCGTAGATGAGCGCGCCCACGGCGGCTGTGCCCCACACCGCCTCCAGCGCCTGTGCGGCCGGACCAACGAGCACGGTAGCCCAGCCGGCGCGGCAGTGCGTGGTGCCACAACTCGTGCTATGCCAGCTGCTCATATCCAGCGACTCGGGCTCGGCTTCGATAACTGCCAACATCTGCTTATCCAGGTCAGGCAGCGCCAGTAGCGAGCGCAGCGAGCCGCCGAGGTCGGCACCGCCGAGGTTGGCACCGCCGAGGTTGGCACCGCCGAGGTCGGCACCGCCGAGGTTGGCACCGCCGAGGTTGGCACCGCGGAGGTCGGCACCGCCGAGGTTGGCACCGCCGAGGTTGGCACCGCGGAGGTCGGCATCGCGGAGGTTGGCACCGCGGAGGTCGGCACCGCGGAGGTCGGCATCGCGGAGGTCGGCATCGCGGAGGTCGGCATCGCCGAGGTCGGCACCGCAGAGGTCGGCACCGCGGAGGTCGGCATCGCGGAGGTCGGCATCGCGGAGGTCGGCACCGCCGAGGTCGGCACCGCCGAGGTTGGCATCGCCGGCGAGCGCAGCTAATACAGCCTCGCGCATGGATGCGCCTTCGGCGGTGTGGGTGTAGAGTGTGCGGCCGCTCCAGCGACTGAGAATGCTGATGGTGGTAGTTTCCATGTAGTTGTGAGGGATAAAAAGAGGGTTAGCGGTAGTAGCAGGCCAGCGCCAGCAGCAGGCTCAGGCCCGCCAGGCAGTAGGTTTCGGCGCGGCGGTGGGTGGCGGCCAGCAGGCGTGGGGCGGGCTGAGCAGCTTGCCAGGCCAGGAAGCGGGCGCGGGTGAAGAGCTGGCCCATTAGGCGGCGGCGACGAGGGCCAGGTGGCTGGCCAGTTGCTGATTGCCGAATCGCAGCGGGTCGGCGTACAGGTGCGTGATGGCCAGCTCAGCGAGCTTTTCGACGAGGACCGCCAGGCACTCGGCGGCGGTAGGGGCCTCGGCCACGAGGCAGAACTTGCCCAGCGGCTTGGCGCTCGTGCTTTGCGCCAGGTCCCACACGTTCACGCTGTAGGTCACGAGCGCGGGCACCTGCTGGCCGAGGCGCTCGTGGGCGGCGCGGCGGGCAACAATTGTATCAGCCAAGTACTGGGGGCTTTCCTTGGCGACAAGGGCGAGCACCTGCTGGCTGAATGCCTCCTCGCTGAGCAAGTCGGCGGGCGGGGTAGCCAAGTAGGCCACGCGGGGGGGAGCTTGGGTTTCCACTGCGAATGGATGGGGGTTAGTAGGTGAAAAAGAGCTGGCCCTTGGCGGCGGCCGTGGCCAGGATGCCGAGCAGTGCGGCAGCGAGGGTGAGGGCTTTGAAGCGGGGCATGGCTACTGCGGCAAAGGGGTGTAGCTCAGGCGGGGAAAGGGTGCCAGGTGCGGGTGAATCGGCTCGGCCAGCGCCTGCACGGGGTAGTAGCGGCCGTTCGTTTCGCAGTAGTAGGCCAGCACGGCCAGGCCGCTGGGGCCGGGTACCACGGCCAGGCGGGTAGAGAGAGCGGGGCGGCGCATGGCTACTGGCGACGTAGTTTGGCGCGTTGACTAGCGGCGTAGTCGCGGCGGTAGGTGGCCTGGTCGATGGCGTGCTGGTCGCCTTCGCGCTGGGCCAGTAGCAGCAGGTGCTCGCGGCGGACTAGCGTAGCTTCGGCGGTGGCCAGCGTTAGGGGCTCCAGCCAGGTGGTGGAAGTGGTCGGCATGGCTCAGGCGGCTTGAGGCCGGCGACCTAATAGGAAGTGCTGCACGGCGGGCTCACCCACGCGGTAGTTTTTGGCACCCGCGCAGCCGTAGGCGATTTCCCCGTTTCGTATCAGGTCGTAGGCACTGCGCTGGCTGATTTTAAGGCGAGCTGCCAGCTCGGCAACCGTGTACACCTGCTGAGCAGCTGTGCCAGCCAGCTCAGTTTTGGTGCCGTCAGAATAGGTGGTGAGTATCATGATTGAAAGAGGCACAAAGAGAAACAGAAAGGACAAATAAAAAAACACTACTTACTACCACCTTCAATGATGGTGCGCGCCTTTTCTTCCAGCCATTCACAAGCAATATCCATCAGCTTTTCTTCATTGCCCTCCTCATCCTGGCGATTGGATTGGGCTATTTTCAGTGCTTTACGCACTAATGTGTCAGTTTTGGTGCGCACGTTGTAAGTGCGTTTCGGCGGGCTTTGGGTCGTGGCGCTCATACTAAGAGATGTTTTTAGGTACGGCAAATATAGGCACCGTTAGGCACATTACGGCACATTGCGCCACAAGTTTTGTTGTCAAGTGTCGCGAAGTGTTGTTTTGTGTCGTATCACACTATTTAATAAGATGACAACGGGTAGAGGAGAGCGTTTGCGGCTGGCCCGCGAGGCTGCCGAACATACTCTGCGGTCTGTAGAAGAGGAATTCAAGCGTCAAGGTATTGACTTGAGTTTCTCGCAGGTCAGACGCTATGAAACAGATGACACAATTAAGATTAAGCCCTCCAAGCTTGAGGCCCTGGCCAAGCTATACCATACCACCGTCGAATACCTAGTAACAGGTGCTCGCACGGGTAAAGAATCGTTCTCCTCTATGCCCACCCGATATATAGTACAGGATAAGCGTGGTAAATCACTAATTCTGATAGTGCCGCACAAAGCTGCCGCTGGGTATAGACAGCACCTTACGGATAATGAGTATTTGGGTAATCTGGAAACAATGTCGCTGCCAGGCTTTTCCGGTGGGGACTACCGAGCGTTTGAGGTAAGTGGGGTAAGCATGGTGCCCACTTTTGAACCTGGTGACCTTGTAATCTGCGAGCACATTGAACGTCCAGAAGATATTATCGACGGACATCCTTATGTGCTAGTTACTACTGATGGCATTTGCATAAAGCGGGTAACTAACATGGTGCAGAAGAAAGGATATCTGCTAATTGAGTCTGACAATCCTGCTTATAAGCCAGATATTATTATGCCGAATGAGGTATTAGAGATGTGGAAATACCGTAAAAAAGTTACAGAGTAGATATGCCCGTTCGTTTTTACCTGCACACCAAAACCTACGCTGACGGCCGCCGCCCTATCTACGCCGATATTCGCTGGGGTAAGGGTAACGCTGCCAGCGCCCAGGGCGAGGCCCGGCTGCGCACAGGTACCGGCCAGAGCTGCCTACCTGGCCAGCTCAACGACAAGGGCCGGGTAACAAGCGCAGGTAAAAACTACCTCAAAGTCAATCGCGAGCTAATCCAGTTTGAGGCTGATGCGGAGAAGCAAATAGCTCTGGCCGAAACCCACGAGACTGCCCTCACGTCCGAGGCGCTGCTGGCGCTGCTCAAGCCGACCGCCACGGCCAAGAAAGTTGCCAAGGCTGTGCTCCCTGTTGCGGCCGAGGCGGTCCCGTCCGCGGTCCCTACGATGCTGAGCCTCTATGCCGATTGGCAGCAGGCTTATGCTGGCCGGCGCGCCAAGAAAACCCTCGACGGGCCGCAGGGTCTCATCGACCAACTCGAACGCTGGCGGCCAGGTACCCGGCCCGATGAGTTGCAACCCGATGCCGGCGGCCGCTGCAAGCTCTTTGAGCAATTTTGCCAGTACTGCCTCACTGAAGCCAAGAACCGCAAGGGCGAAACGGGCCTACTTAATAATACACTATCCTCCTACGTGAAGCGGCTCAGCAAGCTGCTCAAGTTCGGTCGCTACGAAACGGAGTGGCTGGAGGACGATTTTAGCGAAGAGGTAGAGCGCGAGCCGCTCACTTTCGCCGAGGTCGAGCAGCTCTACGCGCACCCGGTATTTGAGCCGCGGGAAGGTACCGGCACGCGGGCCAGCAGCCGCGTGGGCATCCGCGACGTGTTCGTTTTTATCTGCCGCACCGGGCCGCGCTTTAGCTCGGTGCTGGAGCTCGGGCCGGATGCCGTGGTGTGGGAGTGGGACCAACTGGCCCAGGCTGAGGCCCCGGTGCTCGAGTACTATCACTACAAGAACCGGCGCAAGAAAACGAAGCTGCGCGTGCCACTCGACCCGGTGGCGCTGGAAATCTGGCAGCGCTACGCCGGCCAGCTGCCCGTGCCCTCGCTGGGCAAGTTCAACGAGGAGATAAAACTTATCTGCCGTGAAGCGGGCCTGGCGCGCATCGTGAAGGAGGTGCGGGGCTCAGGTGCGGCGCGCCACGAGGTGCGCGTACCGCTCTGGCAAACCGTGTCAGCGCATATCGGGCGCTATACCTTTATTACTACTCAATTTACTGGTGGCTCCGATTTGGCTAGCATTCAGGACACGGTTGGCCATGCCGATATAAACACCACGCGCAAGTACACGCGGCTGCTAGAACAGGAGCGGCTTACTACTGCGCGCGAGGCATTCGAGCGCCACCGCACCCGGCAAGCCGGGAAGCAGTAA